GTCACCTTCTACAGTGATAGAACCGTCACCCCACTGTTCTCCAGGTATGCCAGTGAATCTAAAGTTCTTTAGAATAGAATTACCAGGTAAACCAGACCAGTCATCAACCTCTTCAAAGACATATCCACCATTCACAGCGTCTTCGTTTCTAACATACACCGTAGCATCAGAGGTCGGGTCCTTAGACATGACATAGTAGTATGTTACGCCATTGACCTGCAATGATACGTTGGGTGATGAAAAATCTGGTAGAACATCTACAGGCGACCAGGTTAATCCGTCATTGACTGCGTTATTAGTAACTCCGTAGGTGGTATCAGCCTCCGCCGAGTAATACGGCAAGAATACCGAGAACGAGAGCGCCACCGATAAGAGTGGTCCTAGTGTCCGGATCAATGTTCATTCCTATACCTGGTTGAGAATCGGGTCTGCGTGACTGGTTGGACGGATCGTTCCATTCTGACTTTGCTTCTTCACCGATCTTACCGTCGATAGGGCAAGGTGTACCTGCGTCCATCATGGCCTGAAAGATCCTGCCATCTTGACACATAACTGATACGGCAGCAACCTTCATGCCCATATCGTATAAAGTCTTGGCGTTCTTTAGCTTTTCACAGTTCATGTCTCTGACAGTGGATCCTGCTGAGATTCCCAGGATCTGTGTCTGTACAGCACCAGATACCCCGACCGTACACAGGTCAGAGTTTGCTGTATTGATATTAGGGGAGATTGCCGTAGGAGGTGCAGTGATGACTGTGTTGGTCGAGTCACTGGTTGTCGTTACGGTACTTGTTGTGGTATTCTCTGTGACAATGGGATCATTGGTCGTGGTTGTGGTCTCTTCCTGAGCCACCGCTGCTGAAGCCGCAAGTGTCATGATAAAAGCAGCAAACATTCTTTTGAACATGGTGTTTGCCTTTTTTGTAGTAGGTGTTGTATTTATAGTTTACAGCCGGTATAAAATATGATAGAATTCACTTCTTAACGTTAAATGAAAGGATTGTCCATGTCTGTAATGGATAAACTCAAAAAGAATTCTAAGCTTAGTCACACTGCAGTACTGTCTAAGTCTAAGTTCTTTACTGACAAAGATATGATTCCCACTGACGTTCCGATGCTGAACGTTGCACTATCTGGCTCACTGGACGGTGGACTCGCTCCAGGCCTTACAGTTCTTGCTGGTCCATCAAAACACTTTAAGAGCTCGTTTGCTCTAAAGATCGCATCAGCTTATATGAAGAAGTATCCAGAAGCTGTGATGCTGTTCTACGATTCTGAGTTTGGTTCTCCACAAGAATACTTCCAGAACTTTGATATTGATACTGATCGTGTACTGCACACGCCTATTACTAACGTCGAAGAACTTAAGTTCGACCTTATCAACCAACTAGAGCAGATTGACCGTGATGACAAAGTTATCGTCATCATTGACTCTATTGGTAACGTAGCATCCAAGAAGGAGCTTGAGGATACACTCAACGAAAAGTCTGTGGCAGATATGTCACGTGCCAAGGCACTCAAAGGTCTGTTCCGTATGGCAACTCCGTACTTGACCATGAAAGACATTCCGATGTTAGCAATCAACCATACATACCAAGAGATGGGTTTGTTTCCAAAGGCAATCGTGTCTGGCGGTACAGGCATCTACTATTCAGCAGATAATATCTGGATTATTGGTCGTCGGCAGAATAAAGTTGGCACTGAGGTTACCGGATATGACTTTGTAATCAACGTGGAGAAATCTAGATATGTCCGTGAAAAATCCAACATTCCTATCACGGTTTCTTGGGAAGGTGGCATCGATGAGTATTCCGGTCTACTTGATGTGGCTCTGGCAGGTCAGTTCGTCATCAAGCCGAAACAAGGCTGGTACGCCAAAGTCGACCAAGAAACAGGAGAAATAGATGGGAAGAATTTTAGACAAAAAGAGTTAACAAAAGACTTCTGGTATGATATAATCAACTCTGATAAGTTCAAAGAATTCATTGAGAAACAATATCGTGTTGGTATGGTTCCCGATGAAGTTATAACCATTGTAGAAGAGGACGAGATTGTTGAGTGATCTAGTAGAAGATGTTGACTGGAGGATAGTAGGAACGACTACCAATTCTGTCAATGGAAAGATTGTAGATTGGGGGATTCAGGTTTTACAGGAAGGACCATACAAGGATATGGTCCTACTGTTTGGCGAAATGAATATCCAGGAAGCCGAAGACGGATCTGAAGAAGGCGTACTATCCTTCGACTTCGATATATTCCATCGTGCAGGAAAAGATATTGAGAATGATGACCCAGACCTACAGAAGTTCGCAGGTGACCTTCTTGTAGCTGCATTTACTAAAGCATTGGATGAAGGAAAGGCGGTAATTAATGGCAGAGACTCTGAGCAGGACTATCCTACGATCACTCTTGACCAATGAGAGTTATCTTCGTAAGGTTATTCCTTTTCTCAAGCCAAACTACTTTGAAGGTCCCCCAAAAGTAATCTTTAAGCAGATTGGTGCTTTTGTAGATAAGCACAACACCTTACCTACTCTGGAAGCATTCCGTATTGATCTTGAGCAAGACGAGAAGATGTCTGATGATATGTTCACTGAGATCTCTGCGATGCTTCCAGAGATCTTTTCCCCTGTAGATGTTGACGAAGATTTCCTACTAGAAAAGACTGAGAAGTGGTGCCAGGAACGTGCACTACATATCGGCATTATGAAGTCTATTGACATCCTGGATGGTAAGGATGATAAGCTAACCAAGAATGCTATTCCAGATATTCTGTCTGAAGCATTGGGTGTTGCCTTTGATTCATATGTAGGCCACGACTACCTTGATAATGCAGAAGAACGATTCGACTTCTATAATCGTAAGGAAGAAAGGTTACCATTCGATCTTCACTACCTAAACGAGATTACTAAAGGTGGACTGCCAGACAAGACGCTGAACATATTCCTGGCTGGTACAGGGGTGGGTAAGTCCTTAATTATGTGCCACATGGGTGCTAACTGTCTTCTACAAGGTAAGAACGTATTGTATATCACTATGGAGATGGCAGAAGAACGTATTGCTGAACGTATCGATGCTAACCTCCTAGACATACCTATTGACCAATTGGATAAGATGTCCAAGAAGATGTTTACTGAAAAGGTCAATTCGCTTAAGAGTAAAACTATCGGTAAGCTGATTGTTAAGGAGTATCCTACTGGTGCTGCGCACTCTAGTCACTTTCGGGGATTGCTAAAGGAACTGAAGCTGAAGCGTTCGTTCGAACCTGATATCATATTCATCGACTATCTAAACATCTGTGCATCGTCACGTATGAAGTCGATGGGTGGTGCCATCAACTCCTATACGTACATTAAAGCCATTGCAGAAGAACTACGTGGTTTGGCAGTAGAGTTTGCTGTTCCACTGGTCAGTGCAACTCAGACTACCAGAAGTGGTTTTAAGAGCTCTGATCCAGGACTGGAAGATACATCTGAATCGTTCGGTCTACCTGCTACTGCTGATCTTATGTTAGCACTTATCACTAATGACGAGCTGGAACAGTCTGGCCAGATTATGGTCAAGCAGCTGAAGAATCGATACAACGATCCTGGTAAGCACAAGCGGTTTGTATTAGGGATAGATAGGTCTAAGATGAGGCTATACGACGTAGGCGAATCTAGTCAAAATGTCATTGACGATGGCATTCCCGTATTCGATAAAACCCCCTCTGGCGACAAATTTAAGGACTTTAAGATATGAACCAAACCGTACTTCCTGTTGCAATCACTTCCTCACTGATTAATGCCTATGCAGATGGCACAGGTAAGAAAATGTCTGCTCAAGATATTATCGTTTATTGTGCCAGAATCTCTAATCCTAAAAATCAAAATAGTGATGCACCTGCGGATAAACTTTTAAAGTACCTGATTGAGCATAAGCACTGGTCTCCTTTCGAGATGGTTGATATGATCGTAGAAATTAATACGACACGTGACATTGCTCGTCAGATTCTACGTCACCGTTCGTTTTCATTCCAAGAGTTTAGTCAACGGTATGCTGATCCAACCCGGGACTTGGCTGTGTACATGCGTGAAGCACGACTACAGGATACTAAGAATCGCCAAAACTCTATTGAGACGGATGACGACGATCTAAAGAATGCTTGGTATTTAAAACAAAAACAGATTGTTCATGAGGCTGAGCTGGCATATAAGTGGGCTATTGAGAATGGTATCGCCAAGGAGCAAGCACGTGCCGTACTGCCAGAGGGTAACATGCAGTCTCGTATGTACATGAAAGGTAACATTCGTTCTTGGATTCACTATTGCGAACTACGGTGTGCCAATGGTACACAAAAGGAACACCGTGAGGTTGCCTATAAGTGTGCAGGTATCCTAAAAGACCACTTGCCATTCCTGAAGCAATGGTATAAGGAATTAGAGTATGACAAATAAAATTCTAATCTCTGAATACTGGATTCAGGACAATGGCGGATTGGTTAAGGTGTACAAGGACGGCAGTACGTATGAGCTGGTAGCGGAGGAAGATGATGGTACTGTCTTCCTCCACTCTAAAAATATTTCAACACTAAGAGAAGCAGAAAATAGGGCGGAAGAAATTGCTCTCCTGGTATAAGAAGCTTAGAAAGGCTGGGTATGGTCGTATATCCAGCTTAACGTCTGCAATATATAATTGTCAGTACTATGATAAGCATGGTGTGTATCTAGAAAAGCCAAATACTAAAAGATTCG